CCGAGTTTGACGTACTGGACCAGATGGGAGGCACGGCAGACGGTACCCGGTTACTCCGGAAGATACGCAATTTTTCGAGCCCCAAAGAACTACCCATACCCTCCTTCCAAGGAGAGAGAAAGACCAAAGAAGAGCTCTCGCAGTATGTTGCTGACCCTCGTTGGAAGTCAGACCCGGTATGGCGAAAGCAGAAAGAAAAAGAGTTCTTTGATAATATAGCGTAACTAGACCCTACTTTTAGCTTTACTACATTTTCAAGATATGGTATCGGTGGATTGAGCGATAACTACATCTGTAGCCGTTCAATCACTACGATTGGCGGATTTATTCCATAACCAAGACAACACTAATGTTAATTTTTTTATGGAGAGATAGATGTCCAACAATGCAATATCCAATGCGTTTGTTACTATCTTTGAAAGCGAAGTCCATCAGGCTTATCAATCTGAAGCTAAACTTGCCGGAACAGTAAGAACCCGAACAAATGTTGAAGGTACTACTGTAAAGTTCCCAAAGTTAGCCAAAGGATCAGCCTCTGTTCGGAGCCCTGGAACTGCCGTTGTACCCGTTGGGGCGCAGTTCAGCTCAGTTTCCGCGACGATGGTGGATTATTCTGCATCAGAGTATTCAGACGTATTCAATCAGGCAAAAGTAAATTTCGACGAACGTTCCGAATTAGCCGAGATGCTCGGAAAGGCAATAGCCAGACGAGAAGACCAAGTCGTTATTGATGCGTTAATAAATGCGTCAGCCGGCTCCTCGGTCGCCAACACTACGGTCACCAGTGGGAGTAGTTCGGCTTCAGATTTGAATGTAGGAAAAATTTTGGAGGCTGGAAAAAAGCTTAATGCCAAAAACGTACCTTCAACCGATAGGTACCTCTTAGTACACGCAAATTCGATGGCTTCTCTACTCGGTGACGAGAGAGCTGTAAGTTCTGATTTTGTACAACTACAGGGCCTCGCTCGCGGAGAAATCTCAGTTTTTGCCGGCATGAATATAATCATGTTTGGAGACAGAGATGAGGGCGGTATTCCAATCGATGGATCAAGTGACAGAACGTGTGTAGCGTTTCACAAGTCAGCTATTGGCCTTGGTGTTGGTATGCCAGCTAAAACAGAAATCAACTATATTCCAGAGCGTACATCGTTTCTTGTAACTGCCATGTATTCGGCAGGAGCGGTGGCCGTCGATACGGACGGAATTTGTGATTTGATATGTAGGGAGAGCTGATATGGCATTTGTTAGAAATGATTTTAATACCATCGGTGGACAGGCCAGAGCCGGAGTTACTCCAGCAATGTATGTCTATACCACAACCGAGGCTCACACCGTAGTAGATGGATCCGGGTATTTCAATGATATATCCGATATTCTTAACGTAGGTGACATGATCATCGTACATGGTGCAACCGGTGGCACACGAACAATCACAATGCACGTAGTCGTATCTAATGCCAGTTCGGTGGTAGATATAAGCAACGGCACGGTAATCGCAGTGGTTACTGATAGTGATTAATCTTCTTGGGGGGTGGTTCCGACTGCCTCCCAAACCAACATGGGGTTTGAATGGCAAGCACAGACACAGACGTATCTATTTGTTCTCAAGCCCTATTACTGCTCGGATCAACCAGCATATCCTCTTTTTCTGATGGAACAGCCCCAGCCTCTATAGCTCAGGTTATCTACCCTAAAGTAAAAGCACAAACGCTAGGAATGTATCCTTGGAGCTTTTCTCTGACAAAAACGCAGTTGGCCCGATCAGCTTCTACACCGTTGTCTTACTGGCAGTATGGGTATGCCCTACCCTCAGATATGGTCAATGGTGTACCTCGCAAAGTCTTTGTCTCTAATAATACGAATGCTCCCAATCTCACAGACTATGAGATCCAAGGGGCCGAGCTTCTATCCCAAGAACAAACAATATTTATAGATTATCAGCGTGATGTTAACGAGCAGTCCATGCCGGCTTACTTTGTGCAGTTACTTATATATCAGGTAGCATGGCACTTAGCCGAGCCGGTGACGGATCAAACAACAAAGTCAGAGTATTGGAAGACTGTAGCCCTTGGTACTCCTCTGGAAAGTTTACGAGGCGGTTACTTTCGACAAGCGACTGCCATTGATGGATCAGGCCAATCGTCACAAGTTCTCGCTGATTATGTGCTGGTAGATGTACGATGAGCCGGGTAACAGTCTATCAATCAAACTTCACGGTTGGGGAGCTTGATCCTCTTGTAAAAGGCCGGGTGGACCTCAATCAATACCCTTCTGCGTTAGATAGAGCAAAGAATATCACGGTCATGCCACAGGGTGGCTTTGAACGTAGGCCGGGCCTTGCTTTCCTGCAAGACTTGTCTAGTCATCTTGGGGGATCGTTTACCGCTCAGAACGGCATAAGACTTATACCTTTTGAATTTAGTAACGAGCAAAGCTTCATGCTGGTGTTTGTCAAGCAATCCGCAACGGAAACCAGAATGTTTGTTTATGCCAACAAAGTTCTTATTACCAATATTAACAGTACCGGCAATCCATACTTGGCTATCAACCTCGGTAATATTGATCTATCAAAGATGTTCTTTACACAATCAGCCGACACACTAATCCTAGTGCAGGAGGATCTGGCCCCTAGAAAAATTGTTCGGGGTGGGTCCAACTCTACTTGGACGGAAACCACGATAACTCTCACCTCCCCCTTCCATGCTTTTACTCCTTCAACATCAAATCCTAGTGCCACTATTACACCGGACGCTGTAGACGGCACAGTCAAGATCACAGCTTCCACTGGTATATTCTCTTCCGGCAACGTCCATCAATATATAAATGTGCTCAACGGATTTGGTCGGGCCCGGATCATAGAGTTCGAAAGCTCTACAGTTGTAAAGACTGTAGTAGAAGTTCCCTTCTTTGAGGCATCCGTTGCTATTGCTTCCGGTGATTGGGAACTAGAAACAGGCTATGAGGCAGTATTCTCAAACACAAGAGGCTTCCCTAGAACGTGTACTTTCCATGAAGGGCGGTTGTTCTTTGGTGGGTCCAAGTCTATGCCAAACACCGTCTTTGGATCTAAGGTCGCTGACTTCTTCAATTTTAAAACAGATGAGGCTTTAGATGATGATGCCCTGTTCGTTACGATATCTAGTGACAGCCTCAACGCTATCAATGCTATACGCTCTGGTCGTGACTTGCAGATCTTCACTTCATCGGCTGAGTTCTTCATTCCACAGTCAACGCTGGACCCAATAACACCAGCAAACATAGTAATTAAGATTGCCACCCGGAGGGGCTCTAAAGAGGGCATTAAGCCTGTGTCAGCGGAAACCGGCACCCTTTACATACAAAGATCCGGTAAAGCCCTCAGAGAGCTTATATTTAGTGATACTGATCTAAACTATAACTCAGACAATGTGTCTCTTCTATCCTCCCATTTGTTGAAGAACCCTGTAAAGATGGCTCTCCGGGTAGCAACATCCACTGACGATGGGGATCTGCTAATGATAGTCAATGGCACCGGGGGATCTATGTGTGTCTATTCTATTCTCAAACCGCAGAATGTTGTCGCTCCTTCTGAGTTCATCACGGACGGTACCTTTGAAGATGTAGGGGTTGATATAGAAGATATATACGTTGTGGTAAAAAGAACTATCAACTCTTCTACAAAACATTATCTAGAGTTCTTTGATGATGATCGTACCACCGATGCAAACATCCAATATTTCTCTGGAGCTACCACTCCGGACCAATCGTTACCGGGATCAACCACTGCCGGTAGCCTATCACATCTTGAAGGTAAAGAAGTAAATGTGGTGCGTGATGACGTTGTTCTGGAAAACAAAACAGTATCTTCTGGACAGATAACTATTGATACAGCACCGACTACATTTCTGGAGGTAGGCATACCCTATGACGTTGAGGTAAAGACCATGCCGGTGGAACCGAGGTTACCTAGCGGAGTTATAACCAGCCGTAAGAGAAGAATACTAGAGGTATCACCAATATTAGACCGGACGCAGAACCTTGCGATCAATGGAAGTGAGATACCGTTTAGAGAGCTACCGCACACATTGGATACAGCTCTAGCTACCTTTACCGGGAGAAAACGTATAGCTCCCCTACTCGGATATTCTTCCGAGGCACAAATAACATTTACCATGACAAAACCTCTATTCGCTACCGTCCTAGCAGTAGAGTACAAACTTTCAACAGGAGCATAAACAATGGGTCAAACAGTAGGATTAGTATTGTCCGGAATGAGTGCCTTAGCACAGATGTCAGCCGGAGAGAAAGCAAAAGAAGCGTATGATCAAAGAGCAAGAAACGAAGAACTCAGAGGACGTATAGAGGCCGTCAATGCAAAAAAGAAGGGTGTTGAGGCTTTAAAAAGAACCAACGCAAGTTTAGCGTCTATCATTGCTGGCTCTGGAAGGCAGGGTCTTAGCCTTACATCTGGAACGGTTTTAGACCGGGGGGTCTTTTTAGTTAGTAGACCAGCATCCGAAGATTTCTCTGATACAATATTCAACGCATCTATGGCAATCGCTACAGCCGGTATGAGAGCTGATGATCTTAGGGGAGCTGGAGAACAGGCCCGACTGCAAGGTCAGATAGGAGCAATGAATACACTAGGGTCAGCCTTTATGAACATGAGTTCTATTGGTGGGCCTAGTGGCGGTATAAGTCCGAGCTTTTAACAATGGCACCAACCTTTCGACCATATCAATCAGTAGGGCAAGGGCTTAACCAGCTCAACCTCCCACAGGGATTTGAGGCTCAAGAGGCATCAAAGACAATGACGGTCCTATCTCGTTCCCTAGATAATATGGCTCAGTTTGCTTTTAAAAGAGCTGAAGCTGAAGCAAGGGTCGAAGGAGCAAAGTTTGGTGTTGAGAACGCACCAAGTGTAGAAACTCTGACAAAAGCATTCAAAGAAGGAAAGGACACAAGTGATCTCTTAGATTTTGACAATACTGTCTTTGGTCGATCTGCAAGAGAGAGTGCATTGCGAGTGCTACAGAATGAGGCCATGATTGAGGGAACTAAGACAATCAATGACTTAGTCTTCAACGCATCGTCTAACAGCACTCCGCCACCAACTCTGCAAAGCCAGATCAATGCATCAATACTTGGCTTGTCTGATGCGATAACGGCAAGCTCCCCAGAACTTGGTGAGATTATAAAATCAAAACTTCTTATGCAAGGTATAGGAGAGTTCGACAGATACCGCACAGCATTTGCCAAGGGCTCAGTAGGTAAAGCCGGTGCAACCGGGAGAGCAAACGTAAATTCATACCTTAACAGCCTCCCCTCCATTTTGACGGCTGTACTCAATGAAGAAAACAGTACACCAGAACTTTTTAGGGCAAGACTTCAAAATGTCATTAAGTCTGGTCTTATTGAATTTACTACTAATGGCTACTCCAAGACACAACTTGAGTCAAAAATTAATGAACAAGACGATATCGTAAAAAATTGGATGCTAAGTCAGTTTACTCAAGAAGTGTTTGATCGTGATATCGGTACAACAAATCAAGCCTATACTCCTATGCTTCTTCTAAGACAAATTGAAAAAGGTAACTACTTGGGTGACGATCCACAAGCCAAACTAATGGTTGAGTACTTGAAGCTAAAAGACAAAGGCGGTGTCCGAGCCCCTACCCTAAGAGAACTTATGAAAGCGGTTACGGATAACTACAACCAAAAAATTGCTCTTGAAAACAATGAGATAAATATTGCTAACAAACGCATGGACGAAAACAAAAAAGGTCAGGTTCTTATCCTTGATAATATCTTTAACAAGACTTCTCCACTAACAGATGAAGACGTTGCTGACGCACGAACCGCTATTTCTCAACTTGAGAGAATGCAGTTTTCTTCTTTGGTTGATCTATACACTGAACAATTAGAAACACTTTCAGTCGATAACTCATTTCCCCCAGCATCGGCAGGAGATGCTGTTATTGAAGTTGAGGCTTTGCTCCGAGGTGGTCGTATGAATTTTGGCTTGTTAAACAAGTATAGAAAATCACTCACCCGGGCTGAGTACAACACATACTTTGACAAAACTGTTTCAAGTTTAACTGACAGAGTTGATTTAGCAGTAGACAAAATAAAAGTTGCTGTTGGCATGGACTATAAGACTATGCAGTATGGCGATTTGAAAGGTGATGCAAAGTATGAATATAGAAAGGCACAAGTAGCAGAGACGAAGTTAAGGGATGCTATGACTAAGTCACGACTTGAGAAAACAGAGGTCAATCCACTTGAGATCGTAACAAGTATTATTGAAGAGGCAAATTTTCAAACTAATGAAGACATTAGAAAAGACGCAGTAAAAATAGCAATGCGAAGCGTCAACAATCTAATATCTCAATTTAACGAAGAAGCACAAGATACAGGCTTTGATGAAGGATCATTTAGAGGCGAAACAGACGAAGCAACTATATCAAACTGGTTGGCTATAATTAGAAACTGGACAGACTTTAGAAATATTGATCAAGTTCCTCCAATGTACAGAAGCTCCCTAATTAAGGAATGGTTTAGAGATGGTTGGAAGGACAACATAGAAAAGCAAATTAGAAAAATGCAGAAGGCTTTACCAAGTGGCTGATAAAATTATTACAGACAAGGGAACAATTTCACTAAGCATAGTGGACGAGATAATAAAGAGTGACAAACTCAGAACGTCCGGTGAAGACTACGGATACTATGTCAACGCTAATGGAGAGACAGTCATTGGTGATCAGAGTGAGCTTAATACAAATATGTATTTGGATCTCAATACACAAATAAAAGAAGCCGGTGAAGAAACTACAGAAGAAGTTAAAAATCTTATGGGTGGTGCTACCGGGATCAGCTTGCCACCAAGAAGAGACATACCTATTATAACAGACATAACTGGCCTTAAGTTTCCATCAAAAGAAAAAATAGCAAGTGACGTAACGTCTTTCCTCAACACACTTGGTGTGCCAATGGAGAACTCAATGTTCGTCAGCGAACTTCTGACAAACGTCAACGACAGCGGAATGGGTATAATAGACTTTACCGGGATAGGAGAACTTGCTGAAGTCGCAGAGGGTTTTTCACAGTTTGAAATGGGTCTTGATCAAGATAGTCCGGGTCAGGTAGCTGAAGGATTAGCACGAACAACTCTAGGGGCTGTCGGCCTCGCACCGTTTGCAAAAGCAATAGCTGAAGGTGCTACATCACTGCAACCCAAAATATTGAACACTTTGCAAAGTATGTCCGATAAAGCAAAGATGTATCTTGCAAAAGAAGGTGAAGGTACAAAGCTACTGTCTACAGACCCCACAGATCCAGTAGCCAAAGCTATTATAACGCTCAACGATCTTGTCAATAAACAAGCAAAAGAACTAGACGTTCCCAAAGCAAAGGAATTGATTTCCGCAAAAGGTACTGGCAAAAACGGTAAGGTAAAAATCAATGACATTCAAAACCATTTGGACCAAGACCACATGGAAAGGTATGGCAGAGTTCTTGAAATTTCTAATCCAGAAGACCGCACAATCATGGCAAAGAATGCTGGGCTAGAAATTGTTAGAATGCTCAAAAAAGATGTGTCCGGCAAAGGCTGGTATGATGAAGATATCATAAAAACATTCACTATGCTGAGTAAGATCCCCGATGCACAAACCCTCAAAACAAACGAAACGCACAGAGTTATCTGGTCTGCTATCTCTGGGGCTATGTCAAACGGCAATGATGTTCCCTTCAATACTAAGATTGCAACCGCACAGTTTCTAAGATTAATGAGAACAGGAAAAATGGACGTTGTGGCCCCACCACCGGGTACAACCATTGAGGACATTCCAAACGCTGGTTTTGGACGCAGAGGGTCAAATGTTGCCAAAACACTTGGCTTGATACAGCACTTGCTCGACAAGTTTGGTGAAGAAAAGTTTGCTGATTGGTGGCTATCACCGCACTCCATGAGAGAACTTATTGCTCTTAGAAAAGAAGCTGGATTTGGTGACAGTAAGCCCGGTGGTGTTGGCGGTTCGTTGGATGATATGTTCCTTGGCTCTATGATTATTGGTGACAAAACCGGCAAGTTTTCGATGAATATAAATGGCTTTGAAGCACCCACAAAAGATATTTGGTTTACTAGGATGGTAAGGAGGCTTGAAGGTACCTTTGCAAGCAAGGGAAAGCTACTTGATGGATCGGAATTAGGTGGGCCGAAAAACTTAGGTGACAGAGAGGGTATGGAGGCTTTTGTTGTTGATATACAAGGTGTTCTTAAGAAAGAAGGATTGGACTTGTCAAAACAAGATATACAAGCTATCTTGTGGTATCGTGAACAGAACCTATATACAGACTTGGGAGTATCGTCTATTCCTAAGAAATTTAGCGAAGGAGCGGAGTTATTAAATGACCTTGGATCAGAAAACACAGGAGTTCTCACAGGCAATGTTGCTGAAACTGCGACTGAACAGGGAACAGAGAGCCTCACAGACTTTAGAAAGTACTCAGAAAAATCAAGAGCCGTCCGGTTCAATAGACGGATTTCGGAACTCAATAATACAGGAAGTGCTGGAGGATCATCCGGGCCTTACACCGGAGGAGTGCGAACAACATCTGAAGGAGGGGGGCTTCTAGTATTTTCTCCCGATGAGGAGGTACTAAAACGCTACCAATCTGCTAATCTTACAATACCAGAAGTAAGCCTTGTTAACTTTGATCAAGGTGTTGATGACTACATAGCTGGTGTAAAAGAAACCTTTGATACCCACAACATGGGTAAGCAGATTGCTAAACAAACAAAAGAAGATCTAAAAGGTGCCAAGATATATCGTACATCTACTGGCGGTGGTTTTGCAATTAAGCCAGACGGTGACATTGTTGGTGTCTATGAGCCAAAGCCCAATGGTGGCTCTTACGCTATGCTACAGCTTGCTGTTAGCCAAGGCGGTAAAAAACTAGATGCATATAATACCTACCTTCCAAAAGTATATGGCACAAT